ATAATGATATGAAAGATGAACAAAAAAGTTCTGTCCGTGGTGGTCAAGGACTTGCTTATGATCAAATGTAATTAATAACTAAAAATCAATATTATGGGACAAAAAATAACTCCATTTGGAAACAGAGTACTAGTAAAGCCAGTACCTAGAAAAGAAACAACAGATAGTGGTATCTATTTACCAGATCAGCAACAAATTCAAATACCACAAGGTACTGTGGTAGCTGTAGGTGCTACTGTAAAAGAAATCAAAGTAGGTGACTTTGTACAGTGGTTAGAAGAATCAGGTGTAAGAAATATGGAACACCAAGGTGAACCACATTTAGTAATGTATGATCATGCTATAATGTGTAAATTAGAAGACTAAGTGTACAAATCCATTCCTACATATAAAGAAGGTAAATGGACTGTTACTGATTTTAAAACTTTAGAAGACTTCATTGATTTTGTTAATGAGGTCTTTAAAGTTCCTGGGCAGTATCTTTTTGATGAAACTTCTTATTTATTTAATGAACAAGCTACATTGTTTAATAAACAAGGTTTTTATTGTGATAAACCAATGAGGTCAAAAGATTTTATGACTTATTGGGAAGATCAAAAAAATAAATGTAGGAACGGTGTTATATTTATAAATAAGAATAAAGCTTGGTATATAACTAGAGACTACTATATGTGGTTAAACTTCTTACCAATTTTTGATAAAGAAGAAAAAAAGTATGGTTTTGCTAAAGTAAGAGATGCACAATATCATATGGCATTGTATGAATTATTAGGTGAGTTACAAAGTAAACATGCAGCTATACTTAAAAAAAGACAGATTGCTTCATCTTATTTTCACATGGCTAAAATTATAAATCAGTATTGGTTTGAAGAAGGATCTATATGTAAGATTGGAGCATCACTAAAAGATTATATTAATGATAAAGGATCTTGGAAGTTTTTAGATGAGTATGCTACATTTTTAAATGAACATACAGCATGGTACAGACCAAACAACCCAGATAAAGTTTTACTATGGGAGCAGAAGATTGAAGTAAGAATAGATAATAGAAAAACACAAAGAGGTCTTAGATCTAAAATACAAGGTGCATCATTTGAGAAAAATGCAACAACAGGTGTTGGTGGTCCTTGTACATACTTCTTTCATGAAGAGGCAGGTATTGCACCTAAAATGGATCAAACTTATGAGTATATTAGACCAGCTATGTCATCTGGTATGATGACAACAGGTCAGTTTATAGCTGCAGGATCAGTGGGTGATCTTGATCAGTGTGAACCATTGAAAAGGATGATTATGAATCCAGAAGCAAATGGTATACTAGGTGTTGAAACAGATCTTATGGATGATAAAGGAACAATAGGTATAGCTGGTTTATTTATACCTGAGCAGTGGTCTATGCCTCCTTATATAGATAGTTATGGTAACTCTAAAATAAATGATGCACTTGATGCAATAAAAACAGAAAGAGCAGATTGGAAACGTGAACTAGATCCTGAACAGTATCAATTACGTATATCTCAGAAACCTACAAATATTGCAGAAGCATTTGCATATAGAAAAGCATCTATTTTCCCACAAAGTTTTTTATCTAGACAACTAAAAAGAATAGAGGAAAAACAATATTCTTATGAGTTCTTAGAACTTGAAAGAGATAAAAAAGGTATTAGTGCTACTAAGTCTAAAAGACTACCTATTTCAGAGTTTCCTGTAAATAAAAAAAGAGAAGATAAAGGTGGTGTACTTACTGTATGGGAAAGACCAATAAAAGATCCTAACTTTGGAACTTATTATGCTTCTATTGACCCTGTCTCAGAAGGTAAAACAACTACATCAGATTCACTTTGTAGTATTATAGTTTATAAAAATCCTGTTGAAGTAACAAAAGAAACATTAGAAGGTTTAGAAACTTTTGTAGAAGGTGATAAAATAGTAGCAACATGGTGTGGTAGATATGATGACATAAATAAAACACATGAACAATTAGAAATGATTATTGAATGGTATAATGCTTGGACTATAGTAGAGAATAATATTTCTTTATTTATACAGTATATGATATCAAGAAGGAAACAAAAGTATCTTGTACCTAGATCACAAATGGTCTTCTTAAAAGATCTTGGATCTAACAATAATGTATTTCAAGAATATGGATGGAAAAATACAGGCACATTATTTAAAAGTCATTTGATATCTTATGCAATAGAATTTATAAGAGAATCAATAGATGAAGAACTTGATGATAATGGTGATGTTATAAAAACAAGATATGGTGTTGAAAGGATACCTGATAAAATGTTGATAACAGAAATGTTACAATATTATCCTGGACTAAACGTGGATAGATTAGTTTCATTTGCTGCATTAGTTGCTTTTGCAAAGATGCAACAAGCTAATAGAGGCTATATAAAGCGTAAAGAGAAGGATAAATCACTTGATTCCTTGGATAATTCCCAAAATTTGTATAAATTATCTATGAGACCTTTTAGTAATATTGGGCGGAGTAATAAATATACAAAAAATAAAAAAAGGAGAAATCCCTTTAAAAATATTAAATAATATGTTATATGAATGGGTAACTACAACTTCAATTGATGATGATTCTCCTTACAGCCATATCCAATACATTTATGTTTATGATTCCTATCCAGAAGATACAATAATTTATAAAGAACAAGAATAGATGAAAGTATTAAGTGCAATGCAATTAAAGAATGGAGCAAAAGCTGAAGGTGCTCATGTTTCTGCAACATTAACTCAACCAATTCAATTTTTACTTGATAAGGAAAAAGATGATCAGTGGACATCTTGGAATCTTGATTGGTTTGAGACAAGAGGTCTTGATTATCTAAGAGACAATGCTAGAGGTATTCTTAAAAATTATAAGTTAGCAAAAGGTATAATTGATAAAACAGATTATATTGTAGAAGAAAATAATGAATATGGAGATCTTATTGACATACTTACAAAAGAAGATGAAACAGCATTAGAATTAAAATTTTATCCTATTATCCCTAATGTTGTTAATGTTTTAGTAGGAGAGTTTTCTAAAAGATTTGCTAAAGTACAGTTTAGAGCTGTAGATGATACATCATATAATGAGATGTTAGAGCAAAAAAGATTAATGGTGGAAGAAAACTTACTTACTGATGCAAGAAACAAATTAATGTTTCAAATGATTCAAGCAGGTGGTAATCCTGAAGATGAAGAATTTCAACAACAAATATCACCAGACAAACTTAAAACTCTACCTGAAATAGAAGATTTCTTTTCAAAAGATTATAGAAGTATGGTAGAAGAATGGGCTCATCACCAATTAAATGTGGATGAAGAAAGATTTAAAATGCAAGAACTAGAAGAAAGAGCATTTAAAGATATGCTTATTTGTGATAGAGAGTTCTGGCATTTCCGTATGATGGAGGATGATTATGAAATAGAGTTATGGAATCCTGCATTAACATTCTATCAAAAATCTCCTGACTCAAGATATATATCTGATTCAAACTTTGTAGGTAAATGTGATATGATGTCTGTAGCAGATGTTATAGATGTTTATGGTTATTTAATGAATGAAAAGCAATTAAAATCTTTAGAACGTATACATCCAGCTGCAAATGCTAAATATCTTATTAATGGTCAACAAAATGATGGATCTTACTATGATCCTACAAGATCATATGAATGGAATACACAGAAGCCAGGATTAGCATATAGACAATTATTAGCAAATAGAGATATAAGAACTAATTATGGAGGTGATGTAGTAGCACAGATATTACAAGAAGGAGATGATATAAGACATTGGGGTGATGAGAACATGATGCGTGTTACAACAGTATATTGGAAGACTCAAAGACGTGTAGGTCATTTAACTAGAATTACTGAAGATGGAGATTTAACACAAGAGATTGTAGATGATAAATATAAACTTACTGAAAAAGGTATTTATAATACAAAAGCATTTACACAAAAAACAAAAGATAATTTACTTCAAGGAGAACATATTGATTGGTTTTGGATTAATGAAGTTTGGGGTGGTGTAAAAATAGGACCTAATGCTCCTACATCTTGGAGAAATGATACAAATGAAGAACAACCTATTTACTTAGGTATAAATAAAACTAAACCTGGTAGAATAGATTATCAATTTAAAGGTAATAATTCTTTATATGGATGTAAGTTACCAGTAGAGGGTAGAGTATTTTCAGATAGAAATACAAAGTCTACATCATTAATTGATTTAATGAAACCATATCAAATTGGATATAATATGGTTAATAATCAAATAGCAGACATACTAGTAGATGAACTAGGTACTGTTATTATGTTTGATCAGAATGCATTACCACGTCACTCTATGGGTGAAGATTGGGGTAAAAATAATTTAGCTAAAGCTTATGTAGCAATGAAGGATTTTGGTATGATGCCATTAGATACTTCTATTACTAATACTGAAAATGCTACAAACTTTAATCATTATCAAACATTAAATCTAGAACAAACAAATAGATTAATGTCTAGAATTCAATTAGCTAATCATTTTAAACAACAAGCTTTTGAATCTATTGGTATTAACCCACAACGTTTAGGTGGGGCTATAGCACAACAAACAGCTACAGGAGTTACACAGGCTATGAATCAATCATATGCACAGACTGAAATGTATTTTATACAACACTCAGATCACTTAATGCCACGTGTACATCAAATGAGAACTGACTTAGCTCAGTATTATCATAGTACTAATCCTTCTCTTAGGTTAAGTTATATTACTTCTGAGGCAGAAAAAGTTAACTTTCAAATAAATGGTACAGATTTATTAATGAGAGATTTTAATGTATTCTGTACAACTAAAACAAATCATAGACAAATTCTTGATCAGTTAAAGCAAATGGCTCTTACTAATAATACAACTGGAGCTTCAATCTATGATCTTGGTAATATTATCAAAGCAACTAACATTGCTGAAGTTACTAATACTCTTAAAGATGCTGAGACTAAACAAATGAAAGCTAAAGAAGATGAAATGAAGAATCAGCAAGCTATGCAACAACAACAACTTGAAGCACAGCAGCAACAATTACAACAGACTCAACAGTTCCAAGCTCAACAAGCTGAAGCTGAAAGACAGAAAGATATTACTGTTGCTGAAATTAGAGCTTCTGGTTATGGTGCACAAATGGATATTAATCAAAATATGCAAAGTGACTTTAAAGATGCTATGGATGATATGCGTAAAAGAGATGAGTATAGAGAGCAGATGAACTTTAAAAAGGAACAAGTGGCTGTACAAAATGCTGCACAACAATCAAAGTTAGCTATTGATAGAGAAAAATTAGCTACACAAAGACAGATTGCTGAGAAAAATCTAGAAGTTGCAAGAGAAAATAAGAATAGATATGATGTGCAACCAGCACCAAAACCTAGGAAAAAGAAAGAGTAAAAGTATAGATAGCTATATACTACAAAATATCTTTAAAATCATTTAAAATTTTTAAGGTTTACAGAAAAAAAATATTTATATTATATATGTATATATGATAGAAAACCAATATTAATAATTTAAAAACCAAATAATTATGGCGGAAAAAATGAAAGACACAACAACAGTAGAGTCAGTAGATGTAAATATAGATGAGATCTTTAATGGAGCTCCAGGTGCTGATTCTATAGTAACTTCAGATAAAGAAGTTAAAAAACCAAATATATTTTCTAAACCAGAAAATGTTGATTTATCTTTTTTAGATAACAAAGAAGAAGAAGTAAAAGAAGAAGCAAAAACTGAAGAACCGGAAGCTGAAGTAAAATCAGAAGAGGTTAAAGAAGAAGTTAAAGCTGAAGTAAAAGAAGAAGCTAAACCAGAAATAAAAGCTGAGGAAGTTGATGAAATATTAAATGAAGGTTTAGAGCTTGCTGAGTCAGAAGATGAAAAGTCAACTGCTAAAGGTAGGAGAAGAATTGAAGGCATGGCAGATGTCTTTAAAAAAATGATTGAGGATGAACAAATCATACCTTTTGATGATGATAAAGATCTTGATGAGTACTCTGCAAAAGATTGGAAAGAGCTTATCCAAGCTAATATGGATGAGAGAGCTAATGCAGTTAGAAGAGAAACTCCAAAGCAATTCTTTAATAGTTTACCACAAGAATTACAAGTTGCTGCAAAATATGTAGCAGATGGTGGTACAGATCTTAAAGGTTTGTTTGGTGCTTTAGCACAGGTTGAACAAGTTAAAGAACTTTCAACTTCTACTGAAGCTGGACAAGAACATATAGTAAGAGAATATTTAACTGCTACTGGTTATGGTACAGCGCAAGATATTCAAGAAGAAATTGATATTTGGAAAGATTTAGGTAAGCTTGAAAAACAGGCAAATAAATTTAAACCAAAATTAGATAAAATGCAAGAGCAAGTTGTTGCAAGAAGATTACAACAACAAGAGATGAAAAAGGCTCAACAACAAAAAGCATCTGAAAATTATATGGCTAACGTATATAATACATTAAAAGATGGTAAAGTTGGTGATCTTAAAATAAATAAGAAGACTCAAGCTCTTTTATATAATGGTTTGGTAAATCCTCAATATCCTTCAATTAGTGGACAGAATACTAATTTATTAGGACACTTGTTAGAGAAGTATCAATTTGTTGAGCCAAACTATTCACTTGTTACTGAAGCATTGTGGTTATTATCTGATCCAGAGGGTTATAAATCACAGGTAATGAGTAAAGGAACAAATAAAGCTGTAGAGCAAACAGTTAGAAAACTAAAAACTGCTCAGGCTGGTAAACGTGCATCTGCTAATGATAAGATGACTACTAATGAAAAACCAAGTGTTAGAAGAAGAACGTTACCTAGAAGTAATAACATCTTTAAAAGATTTTAAAAAAACAATGGAAATTGTATGTATATTAAATTAATTATTAACTAAAAAAATGAAAAAAAATGGCAACACCTAGTTTAAACAACGGTCTCTTTTTAAGAGACACAAGCTACAAGGCTAGTTCTCATATTGATTCATATCACTTAACTAATATGCTTGGTGACGCAGAACCTATGGACATGGGTCCAGTAGAACTGTGGGCAATGACACAAAAGGTAGAAATGCCTTTGTATCAAATGGCATCATTTGGTGGTAAGAACACAATTATGGTGGACAACGCTAGAGGAGAGTATAAGTGGCAAACACCTATCTCTCAAGATTTACCTGTTTCATTGGGAAAACCAGCTGGTACAGATGATGCAGTTGGTGCTGATGGACAACCTTTTAAGATCAAATTATCAAAAAGAGATTTTGGTCATGGGGACATTATTACTTATGATAAGTATAATGGTAAAGAACTTTACATTACAGCTGATGATATTGTACCATCAGGTGATGGATGGATCTACACTGTTACACTTGTAAACAATGATTCAGCTGCTACATTTGACGCAAAGAACTTTCTAGTAGCAGGAACTAAATACTTCAGAAAAGGTTCTGCAAGAGGTGAATACGGAGAAAGATTCTCTGATATTTCAACTGGAGCAGGGTTTAGAGAATTCTACAACTTTGTAGGAGGAGCTGAAGCACACGTTCACTATTCTATATCTTCTAGAGCAGACTTAATGCTTAAAGGAGGTATGAATGCTGATGGTACTGTTCCTGTAACTGAGATTTGGAGAAACTTTGACAAGAATCTTGATCCATCTTTAAACTCTATTGAGTCTATTGCATCTGCAATGGGTAAAGGTTACCTTAAGAGTGCATTTGACAATGGTACACTTTCAAGAACTTTCTTAACTTCTTTGGAAGCTGCACACTTGACAAAAATTGCAAATGACATTGAGTGCTACTTAATGTGGGGTCACGGTGGTAGAGTTAGACAAGACGGTCCAGATGACATCAGAATGTCTGTTGGTCTTTGGAAGCAGTTAGATAACTCATTCAAAAGAGTGTACAACAAAACTCAATTTAGCATGGATATGTTCAGAAATGAATTATATAACTTCTATGCTGGTAAAGTTGACTTTGATGGACCAGATCCAAAACGTCAGTTAATTGTACAGACAGGTATTGGAGGTATGCAATTAGTAAATGAAGCAATTGCTGCAAGAGCTAAAGATGCTAACAATATGGTTACTAATGCTGATGCAATTGGTGCTGTAACAGGTTCTGGTATGGATTTAGGGTTTGGATTTGCATACACTAGTATGGTAATTCCATTCTTAGCAAATGTTAAGTTTGTATTGAATCCAGCGTTTGATAACCTTCACACTAATGATATTGAGAATCCATTAGTAGATGGTAGACCATTATCTTCTTACAGCTTCATCATCTTTGATGTAACTGATGAGGGTAATGACAACATTTACTTATTGAAACTTTCTTGGGATAATCAACTTAAGTGGTTCTACCAAAATGGTACTATGGACTACATGGGAAGAACTCAAGGATTCCAGTCTTCAGGACACTTCAATGGATATAGAGTGATGATGACACAAACCATGCCTTCTGTATGGGTAAAAGACCCAACTAAAGTGCTTAAGATTGTTATGAAGAATCCAATTACTGGAGGATCATTCTAATCTTATTAATGATAGGAAAGACGGGGGAGCTTAGTGCTCCTCCTACTTTCTTTTAAACCAAAATTAAAAAACTAATAAATTTATAAAATGGAAAAAACAGTAACATTTACAGAAAAAACAAATGCAGTAAAGGATGATACTATAACTATACGTCCTTACTTTAATCCTGAGATAGAGAATATGGGATTAGAAAGATATTCAATGACATTACATGAAGGTGTAACACACACTGAGTCAGTAACTTGTCTTGAAAGAAATGGTATTAGAAGATATATTACAGGTTTAAATGAATTTTCACCTGAAATTAAAAAATTACCTACAAAAGAAAAAGCCGCAAAGGTAAAAGAAATTAGAGAAGTTGTTTCTCAATTAGAAAAAGAATTAGCTACAAATATTATAGACGTTAGTGATCCTGAGTTTTGGTCTAAAGTAAAAGTTGTTAGACCAGATAATGATGATTTTTGGGAAAAAGTAAATGTAAGTGTAGGAAATAATCCTGTATTTTTAGATCCATCTGCAGATCCTTATGATCTTTTAAAATTGTATGCAATTAGGGCTGGAGGTTTTTCATTAGTTGCTCCTAGTTTAGAAGTAGCAAAATCAAATGGTAAATATAAATTTTATCTTGATGAAAGAAAAGAAACAATTCAAGAAAGAACAAAAGTTTCTAAAGTTAGAAATAAAGCATTAGGTATTTTATCAAATCTTTATGATACAGACAAAACAAAGTTATTGTATATTACAAAATTATTAGATTTTAATAGTACACAGTATACAGATTCTACACCTATTGATGTTTTATATGAAGTAATGGATATGTATGTTACGGGAGATGGTGCTGAGAAAAGTAGTGAAAAAGCTTCTAAAGCATTCATTAAATCATCTAACATAGAAAATAAAGAATTAAAACTTCAAGTATTAGTAAAAGATTTATTAGCTGCAAATGTACTTACTACTAAGTCTGATGGATATATTTATCATAAAGACACAGGAGCTAAGATTTCTACTGCTAAAGAAGGAGTTGTAGAATATTTAAAAAATCCAAAAAATGATGAGCTTTTAAAAAGCTGCATGAAAGAGTTTGATTACTTAATGACAATGTAATTATGAATAATACTACACTTGAATTAAAATTTAGACAAAGACTTAACAAGATTGCCAGTAGTGACTATGATAATATAGAGTGCTGGCAGATTGTTGAGGCTTTTAACAAAGCACAAATTGAATGGTGTAGAAGACAATTACATGGTAATAACTTATATAAAGAAGGTGATGAAGCATCTAAAAGAAGAATAGATGATCTTCAAAGATTGTTAACTACTACTGTTTTATTTACTATATCACCTAATGATGAGTTTGATGTAGCAACTAATTTTCCAGAAGAATATTTGGAATTTAAAAGAGTTGACATAGATGCTACTACAGAATGTTGTAATAAAGAACCTAGATCAATGACGGTATATTTAGTTGAAGAAGCTAATATAGATATGTATATGAGAGATCCACTAAAGAGACCAGACTTTGAATGGGGTGAAACATTTTGTACATTAAATAATAATCAAATAAGATTATATAAAAGAGATTTTGATATTGTTAATCCAAGATTACTATATTACAGAAAACCAATTAATATAGAAATTCAAGGATGTGTTGATCCTTATACAAATGCATTATCAGCTGCTGATATAGAATGTGAATTTAAAGATGATATTGTTGAGTTACTTATTGATGAAGCAGTAGCAATTATTGCAGGTGATATAAATGATGCAGCTCAGGCTGTAAGAGGATCACAAATGGCAGAAAAAAATAATTAATACGGATTATTTAAATAAAAAGTATTATATTATATATAGGAGGTGTAAGAGTTTAGGTTTGGGTACTTTTGCACTGGTATAGTAAACCCATTCTGTATTGTAATTTAATAAAGTCCTCTGAATAAAATAGGAGGCAATAGAAAAAATGGCTTATTTTAATCATGCGTATAGACAGACGTGGGTTCCTACTAGTATTTTAAAAACTAGAGGTACTGCTACTTCTGCTCTAAAAAAAGGTGAGTTAGCATTTATTGATGCTGCAACTTACAAATCAGTTAAACTACCTGGTGCAAATTTAGGTTTAGGTACTTCTGCCGCTGACGGTACAAATGCTGTTGTAGGCGTTGCAAGTGGTGTTGGTAATTCAGGAATGCCTACTACCACAGGCTATTTGTTAGCTCAAGGTAACTTTAATTTAACTACTACTGCTGCAGGTGCAGCTGCTACTGCTGGAGCTCCAGGTCCTGGTGATGATGTTCTTGGTGGAGCAAACCCTGCTAATAATTTAGCTGGTAGCGTTGCCTTCCATGGAGGTTATGCAGAATCTTACAAGAGTAAAATCATTATACCAAAATTTATTACTGGTTTATATAAAGATGATGCAGGATGTGCTACTCCAGCTGCTGCTGTAATAGAGATTCAAGTTCCTGATGGTTGTATTAAGTGTGATGGTTCAACATCATTAGGAAATCAGTTAAGGTTAGACTTTAAAGGTAATGCAGTATTACGTTACTTAAATAGATTTGCATACTCTACTTACTATGTTAAAGAATGTTGTGCTGCTGGAGTTGCTAATGTAACTGGTGCGGCAGTTGTAGCTGAGTTAGTAAAGCAAATTAATGCTGATCCAATTGTTAATCCTTTTGTTACTGCTGAAGCTGTAGCTGGTAATCAAAATGATAACAAATTAAAATTGACTGTTGGTTATACTGCTACTTTCTTTGATAACTGTTCATTTGATACTAGAGATAATGTTGATACTGAACCGTTAGAAATGACAGTTAGTGTACTTGATGAAGATGGTGATCCATGTGTAGATACTTGCTTTACAGGTGTTGTTGGTGCAGGAGAAGATCAAGCAGCTATGCCTGCTCAAGGTCTTACAACAACATTATCAAAGCAAGAAAAATCTGGAGAGAGTGTTTTAAGAGATCTAATTTTAGATAGAAGATATTCTCAAGATGGAGGACATAATCAAGGTAACAGAGACTCTGCTAGATTTAGACAAATTGAAAAAGGTGATAATATCTTAGCTGCAGTTGATAGAACGAAATTTTATAGAAACTATAAAATTCAACATACTGTTCCTAGATACAATAACCCAACTGGTGTATTTGATAATGATCAATATTTATATGAGATTCATGTAGATTGTGCAGAAGCTGGTAACACTTTATTTGCAGATTTAGGTAAATTTATGGCAGGCTTACAAGTTGAAGCTCAAGCTGCTGGTAGATTTGTTCCAATAACTACTCTATAATGTTTAGTTACTAGATTTATTCTTAAGAAGGGTGGGTGAAATATCCCACCCTTTTTTTTTCAATTGTTATTAATATTTTGTATATTATTAATAGATACTATTTTTACAATTTATAATTATAAAATAAATGGCAGCAAAACATATACTAAGCTTAGAAGTATTAAATGTGTCAAATCCTGAAGTGTTTGCTATAAAAGATACAAGCAAGTATGCTAAAAATCTTAAAGTAGACTGCCCTGAAGTTTTGATAACACCACCCGGTTTCAATAAACCTGCATTAATTAAAGTGCAAGCTGGTTTTGATTTAGTACTTGAATCATGTTCATTAGGAATACAAACTACAGACTGTAATAGTCATAGATCTGTATTACCAGATGGATTATATATTATAAGATATCAAGTTAGCCCTCATAATAAAGTGTATGTAGAATATAATCATTTACGCATTACCAATATTATGAAAACATGGTATGATAAATTATGTAAGCTTGATATGCAAACATGTGAGCCATCTAGAGATAAGCAAGCATTGTTAGATGAAATGATGGATATTAAATTATATATAGATGCTGCTAAGGCTAAAGTTGAATATTGTGCTAGTCCAGAAGCAGGATTAGAACTTTATACTTATGCTAAATCTAAGTTAAATAAGATAACTTGTTCTAATTGTTAAACCAAAAACCAAAAAAAAATGGCAGCAACATGTAAACACTGCAAAAAACAAATAAGCTGCGGATGTCAAAAGACAACAGCAAAAGATGGAGCAACTGTATGCAAACAATGTGTACATGTTTATAATGCATCATTGAATATTAAAAAAAATGGCTAAGAATAAAAAAGATTACACGGTTAAAAAGATAAACATAGAGCGTGATTTTGCTGATGAGGTGTTTAAAAAGTATAAGTATAATAGATACGGAGTAGGATCTTGTTGTACCTCAAACTATACATCAAAGTTAAATACCAAATATATATGTGATTATCAAGATAGTGAAATCTTTAGATATTCTAAAAAAGTTACAACAACTACAAAATATACAGTACCAACTGAAGGAGCTCTTGATGATGCTGATAGACCAGCATGGGTAGATGCTTTATGTGGTATGGCAAATGAAGATGTTCAGATATATTGTTATTACGATGCATCATCTTTAGCAGCTGATGATGTTTTAAAAGCATATCAAGCAGTTAAACAATGGATAAATTCATTAGGAGGAGAAGATAATTCATTAAGTACTTGTCCTAGTCCTCAAGGTCTTATTCAAGATTTTCATACTTCAGTAGCAGGAGAAAGATGGCTAGATTGGGCAATACAACCTATAACAGGAGTTTTTAATAATTCAGGATCTTGTGGGGGTGTAGATTCAGGATGTAATACAAATACACCACCAGTTGATTTTGGTCCTTGTGTACAAGCAACATTTTCAGATGCAGTTCTTCCTTCAAATGTTAATTCTAAAATGTGGCAAACATTAAAGTTGTTTGAAAATAATAATTTAACAATATATAATAGTGGAGGTGCTGGAGCAAATGTAACAGGTGTTAATGCATTAACTAATCCTACAATAGGTTTACCTCCTAGTGCAACTGCAAAAAATGTTTTGGTAATAGTATTTGCAGATGAATCAGCACAGGGTAGTACAGATGGTTCTGTAGCACAACCATATCATAATGTATCAAGTATAGTACCACCTGCAGCAATGACGTGGGCTGCTGCAACTATAGGTACAGGAACTGCAGCGGATGGATCTGATGCAACATTAACACCATGTTGGAAAGCAGATCATCAAGAGTTTGTATCACAAAGAAATACATATTTATCTCAAAATCCAACACATCAATATAAATGTTTTTTATATCCTACAAGACCTACTACAATTCAAACTACTCATAGACCATTTGGTTTACATGCATTAGGAGCTATAACTTCAGGAAATGGTCCAACTGCTTCTGCTACAGCAACTGTAACTTTTACTTCAACAGGTCTTTCAATAGGTCAAACAATTCAAATAGTATCAACAACAGGAATAACAAAAACATATACTGCTGGCGCAGCTGAGAATCTTGGAACTAATACATTTAATGCTAATGCAAACGGCCTTGTTAATGTTGCTTTATCATTACAAGCATGCATAGAAGATGCAGCAGGACATAATGGTCAAATAAATGTAGTTTATTCTATAAACAGTTCTTTTCAGCCAGTACTTACCTTAACTCAAACAGCACCAGGTGGATTAGGAAATACAACAATTACTTCTAACTTAACAAATGTAACAGTTACAAACTTTACAGGAGGTTCTCCAAATGGTACATTTACTCCTGATAATACTTTACCAAATAATGGAGCTCCTTTTTGCTCATTATCAAATTTAGAAAATATAACTTTAGGTAATCCATATTATAGTCAAGGATATGGTGCACTAGATCAACATGGTTGGGGTATTGATGTATCAACATTAGAATTTGAACCACAACAATTTGCAGATGATATAAATCAATTTGCTGATGTAACTTCATGTCAAGATACAGAATGTTTATTATTTGTTATATCAGATCAGAATGGAAATAGAGTAGAAGGCTATGAAATAATATGGAATGGTGGTGTTATAGGAGAAACAGATGAAAATGGATTATTTAGATATTGTGTAGAAAATGCTTCTATAGATAATAATCATATATTTGATCTATGTACGTGTATTACTACAACTGGAAATTGTAATTCACAAAAGATATCTGTAACTGTAACAGATGATACATGTGTAGAAGAGTGTCCAGATAGACCACATGAACAATGTTATGTTCCACCGGTTATTTCATCTGGTAATGAAAATAAAGGTTGTACGGATCCAACTGCATGTAACTATAATCCTTATGCTGCAAATGATGATGGATCATGTACTTACTGTTGTACATTCTTTGCAAGTTTAGAATCAAAGACAGATGCTACAAATGACTCAACAGATGATGGTGCTATAAATATAACAGTTGGAGGTGGTGTTGGTCCTTATACTTTCCAATGGTTTAAAAATGGAACTGCATATGCAACAACTCAGAACTTAAGTAATTTAGGTGGTGGTGTTTATTCAGTAATAATTACTGACTCATCAACTAATCCACCTTGTATTACACAATTGGTTGTAAATATTGATGCGCCACCAACAATAATTTTTGGTTGTACAAATAACTTAGCATGTAATTATAATGCAGCAGCTAATCAAGATGATGGTAGTTGTTTATTTAAAGGATGTACAGACCCAACAGCACTAGATTATGATCCAGCAGCTACTGCAGATTGTAATTGTAATCCTCCTACATCTTCTTTATATCAAAATGATACAGGGTGGGATGCATGTTGTACACCGTGTGTATTTGGATGTATGGACTCTAATGCAAATAATTATAATGCTAATGCTACATGTGATGATGGATCTTGTACCTACAACTATAATTGTGTAGAAGTCCCTGGATCAGGAGTTACTGTAAATTATTTAGATAGTTCACTTGGAGAGGATCCTACACTTAAAGGTATTGCTCCATGTCTAATGGATGCAAGTGGAGAACAAGCAGCTTACTATAATGGTCTTACTGACAGATGTAGTACTGCTGTTAATGTTGGTACAGGACCATTTGATAATGCAGATGATATGTTACAGTTTTTAACAACTGAATCATCATGGACATCTAACTTAAGTAATGGAACTGATATAACACAATACATATTACCATATGATTTAAATGCAGGTTATAATCCAGATTGTCCTGTTTGTGATGTACCTCCTGCTCCTCCTGGAGTATTAAATACAGCTCCTGCAAATCCGGTAAGAATTACATGGAACTTCTTATATAATTGGGCTACTTTAATTCCAAATTCAACACAACAACCAGGTGGTAATTATGCATATAAACATTATACAGATATAAGTGAACTTTATAATGATATAAATATATTATTAACTAATAACACTATTACGTTAAGTATTGGTGGAAGTACTATTTCTAGTGTAGGATCATTTACTGGTTCTGGACCTGCACCAGGAACTTTTAATACTAATGAGATCAATCAAGCTTTTGCTAATTCTCCATATACATATAATACTTGTTCTTCATGTCCTAATCAAAGTCCTAATATTACTATGGATTTTACATTATGCCAATGCACTGTAGTACAAGAAACGCAATGTGAGTGTCAAGAGATGTTTGATGGAACAGGTGTGTATCCTACAATATCTGATTGTACAAATGCTTTGACATGTTGTAATGATAATCCACCAGAATTACCATGGGAATGTACATTTAGTAGTATAACTGATACATGTCAAAATTTAGAAGTATTTTCAAATGTTGTAGCATTTCCAAATGATATAGCAGCTGTTGATGGATGGACAAGTTCTGCAGTTCATTTAAATAACCCTAATATGGGTAATTATAAATTTTTACATTTAGGTACAACAGGAACATGTGCTGCAACAACTTTAGGAGGAACACAAGCATTTTGGAAAAGATATAATTATATTGAACTGTCTGTATTTGATCCTAATATATCAGGATTTGTTACAATAGGTATTGTTGGTAATGGTTGGTCTTGGTTTAGTCTTTTAAATTATATGTTTAATGCCGGATTAAATGGAACTGGTGGTTATCCAGATGTTTCAGGTGGTGCAACTTATACGCAAATAAAAAACATTATTGATACAAATAATGGACCTGGGCAATTGTTATCAGGTTATCAAATACATTTTCTAGTATCTGATTGTGATTGTGAGTATACTGATTGTCAATGTATACAAAGTCCTAATGGAACGTATGCTTTAGAAGCAGACTGTACAGCTGTATGTTGTGGTGGTTCTAGTTTAAATGATGTACCAGGTTGTACACAACAATCTGCTGCAAATTATAATCCAGGTGCTACAGTTGATGATGGTTCATGTTATGTATGTTCACCAGCACCAAGTGATTTTGTTGTTGTTGGTAGTGTTGGTGTAATTAATTATACAGTAGATACTAGCGCAAGCACTGATCCATCAGCATATAATGTGGCAGATGGAAGTGTTGTAATTCAACCAACTACTTTTATAAACGGTCAACCTATTCCAGGATCATTACAAAATTATACAGCATCTCTTTATGGTTCTACTAGCGGTCAAGGAAGTCCTTTAGTAAGTAATCAAACATTTCAAAATGTAATTGATTTTGCTGGCCTAGAGGCAGATGCTTATACAGTTATTTTTTCACATATTGATTATCCTGAATGTACTTTTACAGTTCAAGTTTCATTAGCTAATGCAATACCTCAAATTAAATATAAATGTGAACCTGGTGATTTAGTAGATAGTACTGAAGATTTAATATTTGTAAATGCTTTATCAAGTGAGTTACAATCTTCTGTATCTGCATTTACTAATGATAATGCATTTATAGATGCTATGACTACTCATGCTATTGGACAAGAATTACAAACAATGTGGGGTTTTGTAGCAGGAAGTACAGATGTAAATAAATGTTATAGTCAACTATGGGGCGGTACTAAAAAGATATTTGGAATGCTTAAAGTTCTTGATGGAGAAAGTGTTCTTTATCAAAGTGATCCACTTGTTCCTGCAACGTGGTTAGAATATCAAGTTGCAGCAATTAGTATAATTAATCTTACTGTTAGTGGAGTTTATATAAATAAACCTAAAGTTTTCACAAATAATTATACTCAGTTTAATACATATTTAAATAGTGTTAAATCAGGATTAAGAGTTCTTATACAACTAGCAGATGCACAATGTACAGCATCACAAACACAATGTGTTCCAGATCAAAATGGTATATACAATTCTGTATCAGAATGTTTAGAAAGTCAACTATGCCCTACATCTATAAGCGGAACAAATATGGGTTGTAATCAAGTTGCAAATGCAAATCCAACAAACGTTATAACAGGACAAAGTCCAACAACAGTATTTTATCCTAATAATGATCATTGTTTATGGTGTAGTAATTATAACGGAGGTGTTGGAACAGATCCTTCTCTTGCACAGTTTGGTTTTGATAAGACAGGAACTCTTAATGTAAGTGCTTTATATGCACCAATACAAGCTAGTAATCCAGTAAATTTAATTATTCAAGTTAGAAGTGTTACAGCTGATCTACCTCCAACTGCACCGGGATACATGATATATGCTAATTATGATCCAGCTAATGATAAACTATATCCTGGTTTTTATTATGTAACAATTTTAGATACTGGTAACCAATTAAATGGAGGAACTTCATCTAGTCCTATTTGTTTACAAACAATTTTAGTAAGTGTAGGTGCTGAAGATGCAAATGCTAAGTTAGATAGTGGAGGATTTCCAACAGTTGAATGGGGTAATAATATAGGAATGCCATTCTCTAATTTTATACCAGATAGTGCTGTAACTATAGATGATACTAATAATACTGTTACATTTAATTTAAATCCAGTAAATGGAACATATAGTATAGGGATGTTAGATAGTTCAGGTTCTCCAGCTGATATACCTCAGTCTGGTGTAACACAATATACAACAAATACTTTACCTCCAGATACATATATGGCAATTATAACTGTTGATGCAGGTAATGCAAATGCAGGAGCTAAAGCAACAGTACGTAATATAGTAATAACATAATTAACCTAGAAAATGTTGAATAAGATATAATAATTTTGTATATTATAAATGTAGACTAAAGATATGATACCAACTAACGCAAATAATCCTCAGAATTGTGACCCTATATCATCTAATTGTGTGATATGGCAAGGTCCAGACATTGAATGTGTAAATATATGTAACGGTGACACAGTAAGTACAGTGGTTGCTAGTATGGCAAATTTACTATGTTCACTCCAACAATCTATAGCTGGAGGACTAGATTTTGATATTACTCTTGTAGATCAAACAAATTTAGTTGGTCCTACAGCAACAACTCTTCAACAACTTATACAGTTGATGATTGATAATATAATCTTGAATCAAGGTAGTGGTAATACACCTGTTGGTGGAGATACACTTTCATGTGAAGATGTGTTTAAATGTACATTAACTGTACCAGCATGTTTTGCTGAGTTGCCAGGTGTAGATCTTACTGCTACAAATAATGGCACTATACAAGATGTACTTACTGAATTAATGGAAGAAGTGTGTACTTTAAATACAGCAAGTGCTACAAATTCAAGTACATCACAACAAATATCAGCTAGAGTAACTACATTAGAGAATCAACCTGCAGGTGAACCAAATCCTAGAATATTTTCTAGCGGTGTTGTACAAACAGGTATTGCTACTCCTATAGAAGTTGTTACACAACAGTTAGATAAACAATTTATACAGTTGCGTGGTGCTACTGGAACACCAGCAAATTTATCATCAGCTACATCTAATCAGCCTAATCTTCAAGTTCCATTGTATTCAGGTGGATATACTAAATCTATAAAAACTACTGTCACAAATCTTTCTGATTCTTTATTTAATGTTTGGACAAGTATAGATGATATAAGAAAGGCATTGAAAGATGTACAAGATCATTGTTGTAATAATACACAATTGACTATTATGGGTGGTGTAGGAAAGTTATATACAACGTCTACAAAATGTACTACATCATTAACACAGGCAGGTAGTAGTACAGGATGTACACAAATATGGAATTCATCTGGTGTACAATTTGATGTTACTTGTAGAGCTTATACATCTCCTTATAATGCTGGTCCTACAACAGAATTAATAAATGGTAATTGGTATGCATTATGTGGTGCAGCAACAGGACCTACAGCACAGTATAGTACAACTGCTCCACATTGGGGAGCGCCACAAACTGGAGCAGGAGAGAAATGTTCATAATATAAAAATGTAAAAAAATGAGTTGTAATAATTGTAATTGTAATAGTGGAACTAAGTGTAGTAATGTACATTGTGGGTGTGCTGATACTTCAATGCGTATGCCATGTACATATAATGATTGTCAAAGCAAAGATGCTGAACAGTGTGAAGACATACAATGTGCTGCATGTGTATCTTATTGCTCTAATACATTTAGTGCACCAGTTGGCAATGAAACATTTACAATAGCATCAGGAGAAAGGTTAGATAGAATATTACAAAGAATAGCATTATTTATGTCAGATCCTTCTTGTATTACAACAGCTCCTCAATTAGTTTACATAGTAACAACAACAAATAATTCTATAACAGTGGGTTGGTCTGGAGTTCCAAATGGAGCAACAGTAAATGTAGAATATAGAGTACCTGGTGCATCAGGATATCAAACAGCAGCAACAGGTTTAAATTCTTCAGTAACAGATCATGAAATTACTAATTTACTTTCTAATCAAGTATATGAAATAAGAATAGTAAATGGATCATGTTCTTCAGTAATTGTAACAGCAGTAACATTAATATAAAACAAGAGAGTGAAGGGTTTATTGGTTTTCCTAAACTTAATTGTTGAGGCTCTGGGTTAACACGGAGCCTCTTTTTTTATTATATTTGCAAATATATTAACCAACTTTTAAAACATGGACTCATTATTAGAAAAAATTAAAGCATCATTTAAATGGAAAAAAACATCAGATTATTGTGCTGAAAGATTAGGTATAACAACAAGGGACTACGAAATCTTAAAAGATCTTGTAAAGGTAAGAGAATTACAAGAAAATAATTCTTCATCTTATGAGGTAAATCTAGATAAAGGTGAAGCAAAGATGGAAACCATAAGTTCATCTGAACCAAAGTCACCAGAAGAAATAATTGATATACTAAATATTGATACTACTCAATGGAAACTTTCAAGTTATTGGAATAAACAAATGGGTGATCATTGGCGTGTATCAGCAATGGTTACAAAAATAAAAGATAATCAAATAGATAATGTAGCTGAACTATTAAAAGGTTTTAAGCCAAAAAAATTCAAACCAACAAAAAGATTAAAAACTCCAGGTAAAGAAATTACAGCTGGAGTTTTGTCATTACAGGATATACATTTTGGTAAAGAGGGAAATGAAACTATTGATTTAGATTTTGAAGAAACAATAAAAGATCTTGTTAATAGAGCTACAAGTGCTCATCATTTAGAAAAAATATTCTATGTAGTAGGAGGGGATCTAATTAATATGGATACATGGAGTGGTACTACTACTAGTGGCACTATGTTAGATAATTGTAAAACAGCAACAGAAGCATATAAGCAAGCATTTGATGCTATACAGTGGAGTATAAATTATATTAAACAATTTTGTGATCAGTTGCAGGTTGTATATATACCAGGTAATCATGATAGATTATCTTCTTTTCATCTAGCACATGGTTTATCTAAATGTTTTGATGATCCTAATATACTTTGGGATGTAGTTTATCTTGAGAGAAAAGTTTTTGTATATGGGGATAACTTCTTTGCATTTGAGCATGGTGATGTAAATACTAAAAATTCACTAATGCTTTATTCTATGGAGTATCCTAGAGAATGGGGTAGAACATTATATAGAACATTATATACTGGACATTATCATCATAAGAAGAAAATTGAATACATTACAGAGCATGAGAATACAGGATTTATGCTAAAGATATTACCAAGTTTATCCAGAACAGATTATTATCATTACCATAATAAATTTGTAGGATCTAGAAGATCTGGTGTATTATCTATACATAGTCCAATTAAGGGTGAAATATGTGAGTTAACATATTCTCCTGAATAACTTTTATTTATCCTCATTTTTTTGTAAATTATATACGTAAGAGATATGATTAGTAATTTTAAAAAACCTGATTTAAACAAACCTAGATATAGGGAGAAAGTTTTAAGTTTATTAAATAGTGATACTTTAGAAAAATTTAAAGAAAAATATCCAATGTACTCTAGTGTTAGTAATCATAAGTTAAAGAAAGTTATTAACTCATTCAATGGGAAAATTTGGGAGAGAGTTATTGAAAATAGAAATGGCGTAGAGTTACCTGAAAGTCTAGGTTATTTATTTATAGGATCTTGTCCTCCTTCTAAGAAGGTTAATGTAGATTATGCCTTATCTAAGAAGTATGGGAAAGTTATAGAAAATAAGAACTGGGATACAAACGGATACGTAGGTAAGATATTTTATACTAACTACTCACCTAAATATAAATTTAAAACTAGAGAGTTATGGCAATTTAATGCTATAAGACAATTTAGAAGGGCTGTATCTAAAATTTATCCAACTAATTGGAGAAAGTACCATACAGTTAAAAATAAATTTAGAGTTGCGGATATGTATAAAAAAGAAAAATAATTATGACAACAATAGGAGAAGCAATATCTAGAGTACGTGGACAAATAAAAGCAGGAACTGAAGATGCTTTTATCACAGATAGATACATATATAGTCTAATAAAAAAGTATGCACAACTCTTTATGAGAAGGCAAGATAATGCTAATAAGCTTATGAAGTTTAATAGTGTATGGAGAGAGTTAAAATATGTAAAACTTATAGAGGTAGATAAAGTAGAAGCAAGTTGTGTAGGTATGAAAACCAACTGTATTATAAAAAGAACTGAGAAAAAGCTACCTACATTTATGCAAGGATATTGGGGTCCTTTAATTAGAACTGTTAGTTCTATTGATGGTGGTATTGAAATTCAACCAACAACTCCTGGTGGTTATGTCTCAATGTCAAAGACTACAACCTTTAAGTATAACACTGCAAAATATTATTGGTTTCTTGATGGTTATTTATATTTACCTAATGTTGACTGGGATGCAATAAAGTTAGAGGGTGTATTTGAAGAGGATATATCAAAATGGACATGTGAAGATGAGGATGATTGTACTCCAAGATATCTACAAGATTTATATATTCCTGAGTTTTTATTTTCTGAAATAGAAAATCAAATACTAAATACAGCATTTAACACACTTAAAGTACCATCTGATCTTGATGGAGATAATAGTAAAAACATATATAGATAATGAGCGTATCACACAAATATAGAACATTTGATCAACTTCTTGAAAGTGTTAAAGTAGATTTTAATACTTATGATATGGAAGGTATGATTGAACCTCAACAATTAATTAAAGTAGCTATAAGAGTTAATTATGATTTAGGTATTAGAATACAAAGAACTAATAGTGTTATTTTAGATGTAGAAAATAGTAAGGCACAATTACCATCAGACTTTAGTACATTGTGTTATGCTGCAGTATGTGGTAAATTTCAAATAAATAACACAATGCCTTCAGGAACACATATAGATACTACACAACCTAAGTATACTCCAGAACCTGGATATACGGGACCATGTGAAGATCCAGAATGTAAAGATGTATGTGTTATAAAAGAATGTGATGAAAATTATATGGTGATACAGAGAATAGGTCCTTCTACATATAGAGAGTATAGTACCTTTTTTCCTTTAAGAATATCTGATATAAGTGGCACAAGTTGTGAGATTGATTGTCCAAATTTAGCAGTAAAATCTAGAGACTATGCAGAAATTAAAGATGGTTTTTTACTAACAAACTTTACATCTGGTAAAGTATTTTTATCATATAGTGCTACTATGGAAAATCAAGGAGGAGAGTTAATTGTACTTGATCATCCATATTGTAATGAATATTATGAATATGCTATTAAAGAAAGAATATTAGAAAATATGATTTTTGCTGGTGAGCAAGTAGTAAATCAATTACAATTTATACAACAGAAACTAAGAGCAGCTAGAAATAATGCATTAGGTTTTGTTAATACACCAAACTTTGAAGAGCAAAGAAAAATTTGGGAAGTTAATAGAAAAGCACAGTATAGCAAATATTATGATATGTTTTCAAGTTTTGCTACTAATAGAAGATAAAGATGGCAAAAAAACGTCAACAAAATAAAAGGAAACTACCAAGCACTTCTAGTGTAAATACATCTACCCCTATTAAGGGTATGATAAAAGATGTAGATAGTGCATATTTTAGTAAAGAAAATTGGTGGCATGCACGTAATCTTGCTAATAATTCTATTGATGGTGATACAGGAGTTGTAGGTAATGAACCTGCCAACTTATCTTGTGGTGAGGTTCCGTATACTATAATTGGAACAATACATCTATATGGAGATAAGTGGGTTCTTTATGCAACTGATGATTCTAACAGTGAGATAGGTTTATTTGATGACAGCAAGTGTGAATATACAACTCTTGTTAATGCTCCCTGTTTAAATTTTAATAGAAAAAATTTAATTATTGGTGCAGCTAAAGAAAACTTTGATTGTACATGGCAAGTATATTGGGATGATAACTTAAATCCATCAAGAACATTAAATATTGATAATGTACCATACATACAGGAAATAGTTTCTGGACCTGGTGATCCATGTATTATATATGAAAATGTTGAACCTTTACAACTTGATTGTGAAAAGTTAAGATTACATCCTTTAATGGATATGGCTTGTTTAAGACTAGAAAAGGCAGATGAGGGTGGTGCATTACTAAATGGATCTTATCAAGCATTTATTGCATATTGTGATAATGCACAACAAATAGGTGACTATTTTATAAATTCTAATATTACAAGTGTATGGTCACATGAAAATACTAACTCTTCTATAGTATTACATTTAGATGGATTAGATACTGATTTTGAATTTTTTAAATTAGTAATAAGAGAAAAAGTTGCAAATGTTGCTAGAAATATTGAGTTTGGAGTCTATAGTACAGAAACAAAACGTATTCCAATTGATTTTATAGATCCTGAATTACCTACAATAGATAATCCAAAACTATTAATAGATAATCCAGTATTTGAAAAATCAGCTGGTATGTTTGTTGTTAATGATTATTTAATTAGATCACAACCTACAGAGTATTTTGATTTTAATTATCAACCGTTAGCTAATCAAATAAAAACATATTGGACATCTGTTGAGTATCCTGAAGACTATTATAAAAATGGTGGGAATAATCCAACTTTCTTGAGAGATGAGCAGTACAGTTTCTTTATAAGGTTTATTTATAATACAGGTGAATTTTCTAAGTCATATCATATACCAGGAAGAGCACCAAGACAATTAAGTGGTGGTGGAACAGAAGATGGTCCTGCAGCTGCAAATACTATTGATGGTAGTGAAAGAAATTATAATGTGTATAATACTTTTACATCCCTAGGATTGGGTGATCCATTTCTTGCAAACATAATTGGTACAACAACACCTGATGGTGGATTAGTTACACACGGTGGTGAGATGGGTTTTTGGCAATCAACTGAAGTTTATCCACAGACACAACCAGAAAGATATAATGCTTCAGCACATCCTTGGTCTAATCCGGGTACAACGGAGTTTGATCTTTGTGGTTTACCAATAAGACATCATAAAATTCCTGATGAATCTACGGCTGCTATTAGCCCAATAACTGGAAATAATTCTACAGCATTATTTAATCCATTAAATTCTACTATAAATGTGTTGGGTGTTGCTTTTGATAATATTGCACCTCCTGTAGATAATGATGGTAATCTTATAGAGAATATAACAGGTTACCAAATTATGGTTGGTTCAAGAGATGGTAAGAAATCTATTATAGCTAAGGGTATTATAAAAAATATGATGAGAGCCCGTAAGGATAGAAATGATGAAGAGTATAGACTTCTTGTACCTAACTATCCTTATAATGACTTAAGAATGGATCCTTATCTACTAGATAGAGGTCATGGTAATAGAGCAGGAGAACCATGGTATGCACAATTATTTAGTTGGGATACTGCTGTAGAAGATAACTGGCAAGCAGGTAATACTGATATACAAAGTGGTCCTCAAAGCATGGCTGTCTCATCTATAAATGTTGGTGTTAATAATCCAGGAGTCTCTTTTTATGATACAAACGCAGATTTTGGTCCAGGTAAGTTTGATGAGAATACATATACTTTTCATTCACCAGATTTAAATTTTACTAAAACATATTTAAATCCTACAGAAGTAAAAGTATATAAAAATATTTTTGGTGATGTTACGGGAAGATTTAAAACAGTAGAAGGACATACACAACACAAGCTTTTAAAAAATAAAGTTGTATTACTTGCAGCAATATATGGTGTAGGTTATGCAATTATGAAAATGAGAGGAGAACGTAACTATGCATTAAAAGGAACACGTTCACATTCAGTAGGGGAGTTTGGTACTTATGCTGCAGGAACAGGAACTCACGGTTCACCATTTCCTGGTGTTGGTACAGGTTATGGTGCTTTAAATGCTGGTGCACAAAATTTAACACAAGCCGGTGCTCTTACATCAGAATATTTTGCAGCAGGTTTAGTTGATGGATTTGCTATTTTAGGTGGTGCTTCAGAGGCTAGTAAAGTACATCTTGGAACACAACAACAAGCACAATTAGGAGCAGCTTTATTATCAGGTGGACATCAAGGACCTGAGTTTAATATGGAGTTTAGAGATTCAGAATTTAATGCAGTTCCTGGTGTTGGTACTTTTATTACAGGTATACTAACATTTATAAACTTTGTTGCTATAGGTGGTGATAAATTAGTTCAATTAATATTAGATTTAGTATCTTTTCAAGATTATGCTTTAAAATATATTTCACATGGTTTCTATAAAGGAGAAAATCCAGTTGATAAAAATGGTACTTTTAGAGCAGGTATAGATAGGGCTAGATATATAAAACAAGCATTACAATCATTTGATGGTGATAATGTAGTACATAATTTATTAAGACCATCAACAGTTGTTTTAAGACATACTCCAGGAGTTAGATTAAATCCTGTACCGGAAGCATATTTAGATAATACTAAATTTACATTAGGGGCAGGTCCTTGTGCAGGTTTAGGTAATAATGCTGCAAATTGGTGGCAACATGGTGAAGAGATTAATTCTAGATGTTCAGCTAATTATGTAGCAATAAAAAATCAAATAGATAATCAATATGGACAATTAGATAGTATTATTCAATTGCCTATATTTGGTTGTACTACTTCATATGCTAGTCAACAAGATAAAGATGGTAATGGAAACTTAGTTCCAGTACAAACTACTGATAGGTTTAGCACACAAGTTTTATTTGGTGGTGATTCTTATATAGCAAGATATACAGAAAAAACAAATATGCCATTTTTCTATCAATTCTTAAAAGATGATGAAGAACGTGGTTACCAATGGAATTATTCAAGATATGCAAATGTACCATTTCCAAGATATTGGTACAATTCTGAAAAATACCGTATGGGTGAATTTGTTAGACCTATCACAGATTTAGATTTTAACTGGACAGGTGCACTACCTGATGGTATGTATAACTTAGATACACCTGAAAATGGAGGTTACTGTCCACCAGGTGGTCCTGGATCTATAAGTTTTGATCAACCATCTGGTTTAGGATCAGGTAACCCACTTGGAGATCCTATAGGAAGTGGAGGTACAAGTGCAACTACAATATTTACTCCTGTTCCACTACCTGCAAATGGTGCTATAGCTCCATCAGCAAATAATACTCCAGAATATGTTTTAGGTGCAGAATCACAAAGATATTTAGTATATGATATACCTTCTGGAAATCTTGAAACTGGTGAGTTAACATTAATTAAAAATGCAAACATAATTACTGTTCAGTCTAGTGGTTCAACTATAACTTTAAAATACCCTAATATAACTTCACTTGATCAGGCTGTAAGAGCTGAACTTATTGATTCAGGGATAACAAATGCAGAAGTAACTATAGATTTAAATTTAACTTTAAATATTCCAGTTCCATATACTACACCATTTGGATCCGGTTCTGGTAATTGTAATATAGATACTCATGTTAGTACAACATTTGGGGGTTCTACTTGTACTGATACATATGATGAGTTGACTGCAGATACAGGTGGAACAGCACAGATGGAAGGTGCTATAAGTGGTGTAAGAATTATTTTTGACTGGCAAAGTTTGTCTGTAGTTGGTATAACTAATGCTGCAGGATATAATATGAACGGAACAGGAGCAGGAACAGCTTATGCAGCTAACCAGTATAGTTCAGCATCAGGAAATAGTAATCCACAATCACAAGCTCCTTATAATGGAACACCTGTTCCCACTGATGATAATTATAGCCTTATAAATTTTTCAAGCGCTGCTTATGATGATTCATCAAATGGTTGTGGGTATCAATTAGCGGCTGGTACTGTAAGAGTTGTTAATGGACGTGCACGATGTAGAAATAGTAGTTCTGATGCTGATGAAGTATCAATGTTATTTAGTGGTGTTAATTCTAATTCTGGATTAGGTAGTGGTGCAACAACAGGACAATCAAATTATGATAATAGTATATATAATCCATCTAATTATGACGGTAAAGGAGGTAGAGCTACAGGTGGTATGTTTGTATGGAAATATGGATATATCTATACTCATAATTCTGGTATTAATGATTGGTATGTTGAAACAGATTTAAATCTAGCTTATAGAGATTATGAAGATGTGAAAAGAAAAAGACATTATGATAATGATGATTACACTGATCTTGTAGAACTATTTCACTCACAAATAATTGGATTTGATAATTATTATAATTATGATAAGTCACTTAGTGTAAGAAGATTTTGGAGTGTTTCTTTCTCTAAAATACAAGAAAGATGGTATGATGCAACCACAGCTGAACAATGTTTTACACAATATCCTAAACGATTAATTTATTCTGTACCAGCTACAGGGTTTATGGATAAAGTTAAGCAAACAAATAAAAATGATAAAGCTATTGATTTTTGGAGAGTTTTCTTAGCAGAAAACTTTAGAGATTTTAAGTCTCCTATTAATGCTATTGTACCTTTTAATCAAACTGGAGCATTGATGTTATTTCCAACGTTATCTCCAAAAGTATTCCAAGGTGTAGATAAATTACAATTAACAAGAAAGAAAGTTATTATTGGAGATGGAGGTTTATTTAGCCAAGTTCTACAAAATGCAGCTAACTCTAATGTATCACATGAATTTGGATCTTGTGAAAGTTATAGGAGTGTGTTAAATACTCCTCAAGGTGTTTACTTTGTATCACAAGCACAAGGTAAAATATTCTTATATCAAGCTGGTAGTGGTTTACAAGCAATATCTGATATAGGTATGAAGTGGTGGTTTAATAAATTTTTACCATCAAGATTGTTAGCAGACTTTCCAGGTACAGAAGATTGTCCAGAGTTTATAGATAACCCAGTTATTGCAGCAGGTATTAATACTGTATATGATCCTAATGATGATATAGTATACTTCTGTAAGAGAGATTATAAAGCACATGATCATGTTTTACCATGTATTGATTTTATACCATGTGAAGGATTTGTATATAATGCTTCAGCATGTGATGGTGTAGCACAAACACAAGAATGTCCAGATGGTTATAATTTAGTTCCTGGTACTGGTGGTGATCCTGATCAATGCTGTCAAGTAACAAATGAACCAGCTTTATCTACAATAGAATCAGCAGAGGTTGATATTGTTATTGCTATTGACTCATCAAACAGTATAGAAGACAACGGTAACGTTTCTGGTATGATCAATATTGTAAGTGATCTTGTAGCTGCATTAGGAGCTGCACAAAATAGTCCTGGTGAAATAAGAATTGGATTTGTACATTTTGGAGCAGGTAGAGGTGATATAAATGGAAATTTAGCTGGTATTACTGCACCTGTAGGTAATGATACCATGTTTAATGAATTTGATCAACAAGCACTTTCTGATGATTTTTCAGCAAGTGGTCCTTTATTTACATATATAAATAATATATATAATACTGCAGTAACTACTCCAGATGATCCTAGTGGTACAGATTTAATTGGGGGTATATGGGCAGGTCTAAATATTTTGTATGGATCAAATGGAAGACCTAATGCAGAAAAAAGATTAATTACTTTAGCAGATGGTCCACAGTTTACAAAAGATAATGGAGCTGTTTATACAAGCCCAGTTGATGTTCATGATGCAGCAGGTGTAGTGAATCCTGTTACTCCTAATGTAAACATTGGACCTAACAATGAAGGTGTAGGAAATGTATATGATACACCATTATCAACTGCAGGTGCATGGTTTAATACAAACGTAAAAAATAATCCTAACTATACACATTTAAAATCTTACTTTATAGGATTAGATACAGTACAAGTTAATCCAACTCCACCTCCTACAACTATTGTAACTACTCCAAATTTAAATCAACAAACATACTTTGCACAATTTGCAGATGATAATGGTACACCTGCAGCAAATGATGTTTATACATTCTTTGGTACCGTACAAGATCCTGATTCAGTTCAAGAAATAGTAGATGCAGTTGTAGATGGTGTTATACCTGATCCTAATTATTATTGTCCTGATTCAGCATGTACTTTAATTATGCCAGGGCCTACAGGTGTTCCTATTTGTAGATGTACACATTGCGTTGATCCAACATTAATTGATGTTACATTCCCAATAGATCTACAAGATGAACAATATTTTAAAGATGTTTCATGGACTGTAAGTTATGATCCAAAATCTAAAGCATGGATATCTTTCCACGATTGGCATCCAGAACTTACAATGAATAGTATAAATCATTTCTTAACTACAAAGTCTAAAGAAGGAACTGTTCCTATCTGTCCTCCTGGTGCTACATGGAATGGTGTTGAGTGTTGTACAACTGCATTTCAACAAACTCCAGCAATACCTATTATTAATGAAATATTAGGTCAGGTAAATACAGTACCTACTGGTCAAATTGAATCACAAAGAATAGACATAATATTTGCAGTAGATGCATCTAGTTCAACAATAAGCACAAATATCTATGATGAAAATGGTACTGTTACAGGTAATATACAAGATTTACAAAGAAACTTTGTACAAAATATAATTAATAGTTATGATTTCTCTACAGGTAATGTAAGGGCTGGTGTAGCTACTTGGAGTGCTACAGGTGCAGGTATGACTAATCAACTTTTGATAGGTTTAACTGATAATCAATCTGCTTTAATAGCAGCTACTAATAGTTATACTACTGGTGGTCTTACTGATTATAGAAATGCAATAGAAGCAGCAAATAGTGTTGTTAATAGTGTTAACCCAGATACATTGGCAGATACCGTAGTTTGTATTATGATTACAGACTCTCACCAGGACAGAAATTTTACATTAAATGAAGGTTCACCTCTTGTTAATTATAGTGATTTATTTACAGATTTAAAAGTTGTAATGGTTCACCCAGGTGAAGGTACAGGGTTTGTAGGTTTTGGATGTGATAATACAACGTGGCAAAGAAGAATTGCTGGTTTAGTTGACAGATTTGTTTTACCTGATGTAGAAATTTCTATTAATCCAGCTGGTCAGTATGGTGGTTTTGAAGATGGTTCTACTCAGGTTATATGTAATGCCCCTGATGATAATGCTAATTTATATGAGGTAACTTCTTGTACTAATTGTGATGTGTGTAATACATGTTATCAAAATGTAGCAGCACAGTTGGCAGATACACAATTAGATTGTGGTTGTCCTCCTAATACAATACCTGATCAAAATCCAGCTAATCCTCCATGTGAAAGTTTAAATAATCCACCTTTATGTGTTGTAGATTGTTCTTGCCCTCCTGGATATGTATTAATTGGACAATGTAATAATTCTGCTAATCCTCCTATTTGTAGATCAGTAGATTGTGAATGTCCTCCAAGTGAATCTCTTGGGTTACCTAGTGGAGTGACACCAACTGCTACAGGTGATTGTTCTCAAGAGTTAATAGAAACTATAAACACTACAACTATAGAAAGTACTGAGGCAGATGGAACAAATGTTGGACAACAATTATTTTTAACAAATCCTGGATTTAATTGTGATCCAGGAGATGCAAGAATGCATCTTACTCCAATTCCTTGGCGTAGAGGTTATAAGTGTAAAGATTCTACAGGTTTGTGTGCTTCTACTGCTGGTGCTTATGATGAATTAGCAAATATGGTCACTATGACTTCTGATACATTACCAAATTATGATGATGCTCCATATCCAGAAGGTTGTCAGTGCAACCCACAAGGGATGAATTTAGCTCCTATAGAAGGTAACTCTTATGTAGGATTGGTGCAAAGAGAATATAATATTCATACTAGTCCTTTCTATACTAACTGTTCAACTACTACTATATGTTGTGGTGGATATGGTGGTGGAGATAGTACATCTACAGGTATGGGTTATTATCAAGAAGCTGTTTGGCAAAGATTATTAGATGAAAATGGTACACCAACAGAAATGGAATTTAATGTTGAATATACAGGTAGAGTATATTTAAGTAATATAAGTGAAGTACAAATTTCAACTGAATATGAAGAAATACCTCAAGGTAATTTAACTCAATGTATAGGAACTAATCCTGCGCCTCCAAGAGTACATGATCCAAGTATTGCTCCTTCAATAGAAATATGGGCAGGTACTCATGAACCAGGAAATCAAGGTGATAACTATAAAGGTTTTCAATTTGATTATCCTTCTAATGATCCATCTGTTAATAATGGTTTAGGAAATGATAATCAAGGGTATAGTGTAATGTTATGGAGATCAGGTCCTGTTACTACAATGGATGAATGGGAAGAATTTCAATATAGTATAACTGCAAATGATGATGGTTCCATAGAATCAGCACATGGAAAATTAAAGTATTTATTTATTAAAATTCAAGCAGTAAGAGTTAGTACTGGTGAACCTATGTCTATAGCTAGTACAGATGCATATAAACAATATGTAGTAATGGATGGTTTTAGTAATCCTAGAATACCTACTATAATACCTGAAACAACTACTACAGTTTCTACAGAAAGTGTTATAACAAATGCTACAACATGTACATATCAAACACAAGTTTGCACACCACCTAATTATATAACAGGTGGTATATGGAGACATAATGTAAGAACAGATCTTTTTGCTAACTTCTATAATGTTCAATATCCTTGGGAGGTTGATATAATAGAAACAACAGGTCAGACTGTAAATACACTGAGAAGTGTAGAGTATCATTTAGAATCATATTTCTATAGTGAAGATCAACTAAATAGATTCCATGATCTTGATTATAATTTTGATGAAGCTGTTATTTATAACTCAGAACAAATATCTGGATTATTAAATCTTGTTCTTACACCTAAAAATAATACTCCTTTAGCAATGCAATATCCTATTATTAATCCAAATAGTATTGATATTTTATTTAGCAAAGAAGAACAGAAATATAGATTTAATCAATTCTTTGATGTAACAAATGACAGAGGTGAATTCTCAGGTGCTATAACACAAATGTTTGAGACAGAACAAAATGGTTATATTATAAATTTAAATCCTCTTAACTTAAATTATAATAAACCACAGCATGAGAGAAAGAAGTTTAGACATTACTTTAATCATCTTATACTTAGAAAATCTGCTGATGCAGCAATGACAAGAAAAATGTTATTGAGATTAGAAAACTTTAAATTAAATGTATCCTTTAGATAATGAATAAGCCATATAAAATAGGAAAATCTAATATAGAAGGTCAAGGTCTTATTGCAGCAACAGATCTTAAGCCAGGTGATCTTATTGGTTTAAGTCATTCTGGGGGTGAGATTGCATCAGAGATAGGTCAATATTATAATCACTCTGACACACCAAATGCTGTAAGTGCATTAGTTGGAAATGATAGATATTTAATTGCATCCGATAATATATCTATGGGAGGAGAGATTACAGTTAATTATAGACTTCAACCAGAACTTGAACAACCAGAAGACTTTATGGTAAAAGCTCAAGATGGAGGATCTCCTATACATTCTTTTGAAGAATCTATAATAGATAGTATTGGTTTTGATAGAGATGAAGGAATGGAATATGCATATGACATTCTAGATAGAAAGTATAAACAAAAATATTTAGATGAATGGAATAATTTTAGTAAAGAGGAAAAAGATAAATGGAAGAAAAGTAAAGCATTTGAATATGCAAAAGCTAACATGGATAGCATGGGCATACCATGGGAAGAACAATCAGATGCTGAAAACTATTGGACAAGTTGGAAAATAGATAATCATATCTTTGATGACTATAACCATGCTATACAATCTTATCTTTTAGCTAAAAAAATAGGACCTACAAAAGCAACAATGTATTCAGCTGCTCATGAAGGATCTAATTTATTTGAAGGTATCAAACATACATTCAAAGGTGATTTTGGTGCAATACCACAAATATCAGGTGATTCTGCTACAGATATGAGAAATAATTTAATAGGTATAAATGCATTTAAAGAAGGTTTATCTATTGATGAGCTTCTAAAGATTCTTGAAGATGATGGTGCTTATAGAGAAAAGTTTGACGGTATATACAAAGATAGATCTTGGTCAGATTTATTTTCTGATATTTTTTATCCTAAAAGAATGCAAGGTGGTGGAGCAACAGTACTTAAACCAGTTATTAACTTTAGTAAAAAACTTTTAAAAAAGGTTACAAAAGATAATAGGTATTTACCAATGACCAAATGGCAGAATGTATTAAATAAAAATTTTAATACGGGTGAGCAACTTTTGTTAACAAGAGCTTTAGAAAATAATCCTAATCTTGTTCAAAATAGCATGATTGATTTAAAAGCATTAGAGACCTTTGTAAATTATGATCTAGAAAAATCTTTACCTAGATTTACACCAGTAACAGTAAATACTGATGATGCAGGTATGCTTACTTCTAATTGGAAAAGTCAGGAAGCTGGTGATGCAGATTTTGGAGCACATAGATTACCTAACCTTATGTCAAGTCAATTTAAATATGCTGGATATCAAGGAGGTAATACATTTAGAATGCCGGGAACAAATAGATTTACTCCATTAAATTATTCTTTTGCTATGCCTCAACTTTTTACTGATCCTAGATTACCTGCTCATCATGATGGTTTACATTTAATAGATGATAAAGCAATAGGATGGTTTAGAGGTTTAAGTGATGCACAAAATCCAAATAGATACATAGCACAAGAGTTTCAAATGGATCTTGGAAAAGATAGACAAAATACATATTTAGCAGAGAAATTAGATATGGATAAATCACTAGGTTTATCAGGTAGACTAGAGAATCAAAAAATAAATTATGCTGAGATGCTTAAAAACATTGAAAAGAGAACTAGTCATGATGTTAGAACATTAAATGATTTAAATAGTAATCTATCAATCAAACAAGCTGAGTATAATAATAAATATGGTTTAGAAGAATATGCAAATGAAATACCTACTCTTGAAAATGAAATAGCTTATATTCAAAACAGGATACGTGAATTAAATAAAAAAATTGGAGAAGGGAATATAGAGCTTGTTACTCAAAGAATTAAATCTATTACAGATCCTTTACAGGCAAGTAGAATAATGGAAAGTCCATATATGACTTTACATAATGAAAGTCTTAATTTTTTAAGAAATAAAGGATTTGATGAGCTAGTTATACCTGACGCAAAAACAATTACAAATATACAAAATTGGCCATCACCTAAACAAGGAACATTAGATCTATACACTAGACTTAGAAATAATCCTATGTTACAACAAGGAGATCCATTTAAGTTTGATGAGTATCAAGGAACAATTTTTAAAATTTTAGATAAACCATATAAAAGATTTAAACAAGAGGGTGGTGAAGAAAAAAAGATGTTTGATTGGAAAGGATACTTTAGTGGAGAGCAAGGTATAATACCTGATTTATATGGAGAGTCTACTAAAGAAACTTATGTGGAAAATAAAGATAATATTCAAAATGTTTTAGATGTAGTTTCAGCAAGTAATGTACCTGTTGCATCACAATTTGCTACTCTTGGTAGTCTTACTATGGATTTAGGTGATGCATATTCAGCTTATAAAGAAGGTGATATTGATACTGCAAAAGATGAACTAACTAGTGCGGCTACAAATACAGCTTTAAAACTTTCTGGTTTAGGAGCTGCTAAATTTCTTAATAAGAATACAAAAAATGTAGTTGAAAACATTGCTCAAGGAGTTGTTAATACAGCAGGAAGATATGGTACTAAAAAGACTGTTAACTCTGGAGTACAAGAAGCTGTTGATTCAATTACTAATACTAACCAAAGTAATGTAGGTGATATAGCACAAAGTCCTGATTTAAATACAATGGCAATGATGGGTGGTGAAGTATATAGATATGAAAGATCTCCTTTTAAGGATGGCAAGTTTGTTATATCAAATCCTGCTGATCTTATTATAGAAATGACAAAGACAGAAATATTTACACCTGAATTTAAAATGGGAGGTGTTGTAACAGCTGATGGGTTTACTTTAGAAAAGATGTTTGATAATAAAAGAAAGCTTCCTTTTGTACAGTATTCAGGAGAACCTGATATAGAAGGTAGAATATATTATGATGATACTACAAATGAAATAGTAGATGTTACAACTTTAGAATTAAAAAAGAAAAGAAAACATAATAGAATTAAAACTATTATTGAGAAATATGAATCAGGAAAAGATCTATCTGGAGTGGAAATTGATGCTTTAAACTCTTTAGGGTTATTAGACTAAAATTAGTTTATATTGTGTTTTTTTAGTATATTATTAATGTAGTACAAATTACAGTCAAAAAATATGGCAAGAAAGAAAAAAAATAAAAAACAACAAACTTTTAATGTTTATCCATTTTTGGCTGAATATGGTATAACTAATTTACCTTTATCAAAAGCTGAAGAAGGTACAGAAAAAAAAGATGATAAAAGTTTTATTGAATTGCAAAATCAAATGTTGCAGGCTCAACGTGACTCAGTTCAAAATGCACTTGGTTCTCCTGTTCCTGCATTTGCAAACACTAATGCTTTTAATTTAATTAATTTGATTTCAGGAGTTGGTAAGTTTGCAGATGATGCAAAGGCTGGATTTCCTAATATGATTAACCCAGCTACTGGTAAACCATATGAAAAAAGTAATTTTGAAAAAATAACTGTTACTAATCCAACAGGTGAAAATAGATTACTAAATACAAAAGTTCTTAATCAATACTTAGAGGGAACAAAAGAAGAAAGAAGTAAAATTAGTCAAGAAGATTTATGGAGAAAACCAAATGAGGTAAGAGCAGAATATTATAATGCTTTTATGGCTGATAGAAATGAGTTATATCCTGATATGTTTTCTAATTCTTCTATGGATTTAGATGGTAATATTTCTTATGATGATGTTACTGTAAAAAATCCAAAGCATGATCAAGAACTATTTGAAGCAACAGGAGATCCTCAATATGGTCCTACAATAGTTGAACCATTTGATTTAGAAAAACATGGAACTGAGTTTGATAAAGCTGAACAAAATTTAGCTGATTATAATGTAGATTATTTTGTTTCTGATGATGAAGGTGTGTTTGATCCTAAGAATATTACATTTCAAACATATAAAGATGGTCAACCAGTTACTGAAGCATATGATCCAACCAAAAATTATAGAGATCATACTATAACTACCAATGTTCAAGAGGATATAAACGAGCAGTTTGATGATGAGCAAGAAGGAAGATTAGGAGGTACAATAAGATTTCAAAATGGTGGTGGTAATAATGTTTTACCTACTAGCAATGTATATAATATTACTGAGGACAATGTTAGTGATAAATCAGGTGAGAACTTTTTTAAGGATTATTTAACTATTGTAAATCCTGGTGATACTACTTTTCAGTATACTAGTGATCTTCCTACTGGTTTTGAACAATTTTTTTATAACACAGCAGGTGGAAGTGAAATACAGACTATTGGAAATGATGGAGAAACAACATTTAGAACTCCTACTCCAGAAGAAATTGAAACATATAGAAATTTAATTTCTGAAAGATCTGGATTTGGATCTGGAAGATTTGGTGGCTCATTGTCTAAAGCACAAGAAGGTAAAGTAATAAGAAATTATGCAAAGGATTGGGGTCTTAGTAACAAAACTGTTAGAGATATATTATCTAATTTTCCTAGTTTTAATGCAGAAACTGATACTATTATTTCAAGTGTAAATCCTAATATAGGAGAACTGGGTTATCAAAATGTGGATGATTATATTGCTCAACTTTTACAAAATGCAAATAATGCAGGATTTAATTTTGATATTACAGGTTCACGTGCACAGTTACAAAATGTTCCAACTCTTTATGGTGGTGCAGGTTTTGCACAATTTTCTAAACCAATGTTACAAGGAGGAGGAGGAACACCTGTAGATCAAAATTTTACACAGATAGATAACAATAATGATGGGATACCTGATTACATGGATATGTCTTTACAAATGGGTCCATTTCAAGAATTTGATCAAGATGGTAATTTTATTCCTGATCTTGTTCAACCAGTTCAAGGTAATCCTCAAGCTGGAGATGAACCATTTATAGGTCCTATAAATCAACCAAGTTCTGGTCCAGTAACAGAACCAGACGTACCAACAGAAGAAACAGATACTGATGATTTAGGAATAGAAATTGATAAAGGTAATCTTAATACAAGATTTGATAAGTTTCTTAAGACAAGTAAAGTTGCTAATTTTGCAGATAGTTTTGTAAGTAATGTAGGAGAACCTTTTATTGATTTTGTAGGTGGTTTAAAAAGTAACTTTGAAAATAAAATGGCTGAGTTTAGAGCTGAAGAAGATAATGATGAAGCTATGGACTTTATGGCTGTAATAGAACCAACAAGAGATGCTAAAGGTGATAGAGAATTTAGAACAGGTAGTACAAAACCTTTTACACAAACACAAGAAGAGATATATGGACAGTTAGCACAATTAGGTGGACAACCAACAAATCCACAAGCAGGTCCTGACTATTCTATGTTATTACAATATATACCTACTCCTACTACAATGAGGTTTGATGAGATCTATTTACAAAAACAAATGAAAGAGGGTGGAGATATTGTAGATGTTGATATAAATACTTTAAAAGAATTAATGGCTGCAGGAGCAGATATTGAAATATTATAATTATGGCAAAAATTAAAATAAATAAGTTACCAAAAGGATATACGCTTAAAAATGGCAAGATTATTAAAGAAGCTAGTATGGGTGGACAAGCTATGGGTTCTAATTACGATAATAAGCAATCTTATGCTACAACACTACAACCTGTTCCAAGAGATGAAGCTAATATAGAAGCAGAAAAAGGTGAAACAGTTTTAACTGATATTGGCGGTGATGGTACTTATCAAATGTATAATATAGGTGGTAAACGTCACTCAGAAGGTGGTACTCCATTAAATTTACCTGAACAATCTTTTATTTACTCTGACACAAGAAAAATGCTATTAACAAAAGAAGAAATGGCAGAGTTGGGTATAAAAGGTAAGAAAAGAATTACACCAGCTAAAGCATCTAAGAAGTTTGCAATAAAAGAGTTTATGGATATTCTTAATGATGAAGGATCAGATGAGCTTGCAATATCTACTGCTGAGGCAATGATAAAAAAGAATAAAATTAAACTATCACAATTAGCATTTATACAAGAGAGAAAAAAGAACTTTGAAGATGGTTTACCTATAGCAGCCTATCCTTATCTATTAGAGAATGGTATTGATCCAAGAATGGTAGAGCAACAAATAGAAAAATCAAAAGTACAAGCCTCACAACAACAAACACCGCAACCTCCTGCCCCAGGTGAAGGTCAGCCTTCACCAGAACAGATGCAACAGATGCAACAAATGGCTATGGCTATGCAACAAGGTCAAGGTATGCCACAACAACCTATGGCAAATTTAGGAGGTAATGCACCAGATAACACTGGTAGTATTGATCAAACAATGGGAGAAGCAAGCTCTGTACGTACACCATATTCTGGTGTAGACCAAAACTTTAGTGGACCGATGGGAGCAATGGGGTTAGAGTTAAAAGTTCCTAAAATGCCTCCTAGAATGCAAGAAGGTGGTGACGGTGGTGCAGAAACTTATAAGCAAAGAATATTAAAATCAGTAGAAGAATCATCAGTTGATTGTAAAACAACAATCTGTAGTTTTGAACAATGGGCAAAACAGTACAGAATGAGAGATAATCAACAAACAAGATTTATGTATGAGAGCTATAAGACAAGAGCTATAGATCAAATGAGAGCTCCTGAGATTAGTTCTGAAATAATGCCGGGTCATGAAAACTTAGTAAACATGCCATATGGTAATATGCCAGGTAATCAAGTAGTTCAAGATCAATCTATGAGTGGACAACAAGCAGGTTTTGGTTTTGGTAATATGTTAAAAGAGTTTATACCTGGAGAAAAATATGATTATATAGTAGATGATCCTATGCAAGGTATGAAAGATGCTTTTGGATATGTAAAAGGTTTGATGGGTATGCAAGATGGTGGAGATCCATGTCCAAAGGATATAGCAGACATAAAAAGAAAAGAATGTGCATCTGCTGGTTTAATGTTTGATCCAAATATTTGTGACTGTCGGGAGATACCAAAACCTACAAATCCTGATTTAGAATTAGGTAATACTACTACAGGTCAAACTATTGTTCTTCCTTCTAATACTGATGGTATGACAGGTATTACTAGTAGTGGACAAAATGTTGTTATACCTTCTGATGTTGATGGAATGCCTGGTACAACTACTCCAACAGGTTTAGAATTTTTGATGGGTTCTTCACCTGGTATGATGGGTCTAGGAACTATGCAAATGGGTGGTCAATCAGGAAATCAGTCACAAATGCAAATGCTAATGATGGGTATACAAGAATTAGCTATGAGAAGAGAAGCTTTAATGAATGCTTATAAAAACAATCCTGATGCATTTCAAGATGAAGAACGACAGACTGACTTGGCTATGCAATTAAAAATGATTGATACTGAGATAGGAACTTTACAATTAAAATTAAAAGAGTATGAAGATAAAGAGCTATTAAGACAAACTACTTTATCATTATCTGATTTTATACCAGGTATGGAGCAACAACAACAACCACAAGGTTTTCCTACTGAAATGCCTATGGCTCAAGAAGGTACAGAAATATCATATACACTCAATCCTCAACAAATAGATGTGAATAGTCCATATTCATCAGGAAATTTTCCAGTTGTGTCATATGACTATAGAGTGGATGAAGATGATAAATATGCTGCTCAAAAAAATGAAGGTATGTCTCAGAGTATGGATTGGCAATCTACACTTGCTCAGGACCAATTTGATCCAGTAAGAGAGCAGTGGCTTAAATCTTATAGAGATGGTATTGAGGCTTTTAGAGGTAAAAAGAATAGTGATGGTAATGACATATCTTATCCTGAGAAATATAGTGATGATGAGTTACTTGCTATATTCAATGAGCTTAATCAACAACTTTTAATTTTTGATCAAGCGGGTGAAGAACTTGGTAATAGTGGTGAACATTATAAAGGACTTGCTAAGAAATATGGTCTGCGTGAAATGACTAAGGAAGAAATAAAAGCTTGGCAAGGTATGTATGCTTCTCTTAATGAGACTAAAAAATTACCAGAATATAAAGATTTATTTAGCAATGTTAGTACAGAGCTTAGAGGACTAGATAGAGTAGATACACACCAGTCTAGTACAGGGGAACCACAATCAGATGCTGATGGTTTCTTAGGATCTACATCTCAAGGACAGTTTGTTAGTATAAAAGATCCTGTTAACACAACTGTAACAGAGAATCCATGTCCAGAAGATGTTATACAACAAAAGATTGTAGAATGTCAAGAAGCTGGTAAGTCATTTAGTAGAGCTATATGTGATTGTATAGAAAAACCAGATGATCCAGTTCCTGGAAAAATACCTCCATATTTAACATTCCCTGGTGATGATGCAGAAGTATTATTTGCTGCACAAACTGTAAACAATAGAGACTTATATCTACCAACTAGAGAGCAGTACTTACCATATATGAGAGATCCTGGTTATGTAGGTCCTAGACAAGAAATAGCTGCTATTACGGCTGCAGTAAATGCACAAGCTGAAATGGGAGATGATACTCTCTTTACACAAGGTAAAGCTCAAGATGCTATTGATAAAGCTATAAATAAGGCTGCACAAACAAATACTAAGATATTTGCTAATACCCAAGCTTATAATATAGCTGAACTAAATAAGGCTAATGAGAAAAATGCTGAGTTTAGTAACGTGTATACTGATGAAGTAAATACAGCATTACAGGAATATGATAATACTAGATTACAAGATCTTGAAAATCTAAAAGATGCTGAGATAACAAGAAGAGATAATGCAGATAAACTATTAGAACTTAATATGCAGAATCCTAATTATTTTTACAATCCACAAGCTAGTACATATCAATTCTACAATGAAGATGGATTAAAAGCATTACAAAATCCTCAAGGACAATTCAAGTCTTTTGAACAAATTTATAGTGAGGTGTCAGCTGCTAATCCTTCTATGGATGCAGAAGAAAAAAGATTATTAGCACAACAAATATATGAAACACAAGGTGGTCAGGGTATGAATAATACATTTGCTTCAGATATTAGAACTAATAATCAAACTGATGATACTGAAAGTAGATTTGGAGGACAGTATAAACGTGGTGGTAGTACTAGACAACGTAGATTAAATGAAAGTAAAATAAAAATGAGAAATTTCCTTCTGGGTATTTCATAAATTATTAATTTTGTAAAATGGCAACATATATACCAAACGTAAAAGATTATATACCAAAGAGTGAGCCTTATACGCCTGACTTTAAATTTATTTCTGATGCTTTAGCAAACAGACAGGATAGATATGATAAAAATTTAGCTCAATTAAATAATCTTTATGGTCAAGTTGTTTATGCTGATTTGTCAAGAGAAGATAATAAAAGTATAAGAGACCAATATACTAAAGAGTTAGCACCTAAGATACAACAGGTTACAGGTTTAGATTTTTCATTAGCACAAAATGTTGATGCTGCCCAAGCTTTGTTTAAGCCTTTTTATGATGATGCTCATATTGTAAGAGATCTTGTTTTTACAAAACAGTATAAAAATGAGATGAAAAAAGCTGAGGCTTATAGAAATAGTCCTGATAAAGATGCTAATGCTAAGTACTGGCAAGATGGTGTTAAGTATATGGATTACCAAATGCAAGATTTTAAAGATGATACTAGAGAAAAATCTATGACAAAAGCATTACCTCAGTATTTTCAAAATCCTGATCTGTATAATAGAGCTATGGAAGTTTTAACTACTGGAGGACCTGATGGTAAAGGTTTTAAAGTTAAAAATATGTATCTTGATGCAACTGGTAATTTTATTGTTGAACAAGAGAATGGTATAGAATTATTATCTAGACCAACTGGAGCAATGATAGATAATCCTAATTTTGATCCTGATAAAAAAGAAGGACCAAATAATCCAAAACAAATACCTGAGATGTATAATCCTGCTGGATCACATATTAGATTTGCTTTAGGAAAAGATCCTATCATACAACAAGGTATGCAAGTTCAGGGTTATGTAGCTGCACGTGATTGGATGGAAGCCAATAAAGATAAATATGGTGGTAACATGGATGCAGCTAAAGAGGCTTGGTCAGATATGATAATTGCACAGTATACTACAGAAGAATCACAAAATATTAAAAAGGGCAAACAAGAATTAAGTAAATTAAATAAAACAGCTAATAGTTGGGATTCATATGTAAAAGATGCACCTCTTGTTGAGATGTCAGATGAATATAAAAGTTGGTTGCAAACTATATCTTCAAGAGGAGCTTTAGAAAAAGGACTTGAAGAAGCTGAATCAAATGTAGAGTTTGTAAATTCTCAAGCACCAGATATAGATGGTAAATTTAACAAAGCTATGACAGCTTATGTATACAACTCTATACAAGGGGAAATATTTAAAGCTGCACAAAATTATGCTGATCTAACATCTATAAGAGAAATAGATGAAAATCAATTTGCATTAGAAAAATATAAAGCAGATAGAAGAGAAGAACTAGCAACATTAAAAGCAAGGTTAAAAAGTGAAGCTGAGAAAAAGAAAAATCAAGGAGGATTTAATTGGAATCCTTTTGCACCTAGCGGAGGTGGTGATATCCCAGGTTCTGCACAAGAGAATACTATATTTATACCTACAGATGAATCTGGAAATTCAGATTTTATTACCGCAAATAGAGAAAGTCAAAAAAATGCACTAGAGGCAATGGATGAATTTGATCTATATTTTATAAAAGAGTTTTATACTAAGTTTGCAGATGAGCTAAACTCTGATATAAATATAGCAAATATGAGTAATTTATCTTTAACATCTGCAAATGATGAATTAGGTGAGGTATCTACTGCTGGTTTATTTGTGCCTAATTATAATACTGGTAAGTTAGATTTTTATTCATGGGATGAGACACCTACGTTACTACAAACTAATCCTGATTTTATAAGAAGACATTATGAGTATGTTTCATCTGGTTTAAATAATTATGCTAAAGTTTTTCCATCTATTCAAAAAGATGATATGACTACTTTTATGGGTGATATGTCAGAGTTAACTATGGTACGTGAGAACTTACAAACTAGATATGATATTACTCAACAAGAAATGAGTAATGTATATGCTAATGTTATAGATAAGTTAGGTATAAATAGTAAAGAAGGTTTACAAGGATTTGAGTTTGAAAATGATCCTGTTGACTTTATGGATGAAAAAGGTAATATTAGAACAATAGATGAAATTGTAGAAGAAAGAAAGCAGTTAGTGCTTGGTAAAATATTACCATTACTTCCACGTCAATTGCCAGGTCTTGAAGAAAACACTAAAAGATCTTTAAATAATACACTTAAAAACAGTACTACTGTAACTAATACACAAGCAGGAGGAACATACAGCATACCTAATAGTTTTATAAAGGTGGTAGAAGACAATTATGGTAGTAGACTAGATGGTTATGATAGAAATGAGGTCTATGATGCACAGTGGAGAAGTTTACCTGCATATGCAATGAATACATATTTTCTTGCAAACGAGTTAGAACCATTAGCAATTTATTTATCAAGCATTGGTGTAGATCCTAGAAAGAATAGCCCTTTGCAATTAGCAGCAACATATTATATGCCAAATAGAAGCGGTGATGTTATGTCTCCAGCTACTAGAAGAGATTTAGCAGAAAATACTTTACAAAAAGAATTAGTTGGATCATTTAATAGGTTAGAGGATATTATTGGTGATATGCATGGTATGATTAATAAAGAGATGTCTAGTATAAATGCTATACCAGGAGAAACAGCATTTAACTTTGATTCAAGATTTTATGGTAGAGAGGATGCTGGTGATGGTGCAATAGCTAGTGGACGTGAGTATAGAATGGACTCTGACTTTGATCCAGGAGGTGTACAAGAATCATTAAAGATATTTGATATAGTAGAAAGATTACCATATGGTACAGGTCAAATAAGTCTTATTGGTGATTTTGGTAATGCATATAGTCCAGATTTACCAAGCCTACTTAAGGATGAGTCTTCAGCTTGGTGGATGGAAAATTATAATGTAGAGGTGCCTAGTGGTGAGGTAGCTTTAAAAGGTCCAGAAGTTTTAAAACAAATTAAATTAGATCTTGCTCAACTTTATGAAAGAGGTGCTAAGTCATTTGGTCAAGGTAAAGTTCCTTCATTTAGAATAGAGAGTTTTCCATATGGTGGTGGTAAAGGCGCTCAGGGTACTCAATTAGTAAAAAAGATAATCTTAGATGAAAGTTATGCAAAGACATTAGAAGAAGTATTATCTACTGCAGATACTAAATTTAGGATTCCTAACAATACTATTACTATATTTGCTAATAGAGAATTGTATGATGATCCACAAGATCCTTCTTATCAGTATGTTTCTGGTGTAGGATTTAGAAT